AGGCTATGACAGCCGAGCTTCGTGACACATGGACCAAGAAACAAGTATTTAGAACAGAGACAGAAATGAGAATGTCTGTGTTACAAGATGCAAAGTATCCAACAAAAGCTGCAAAGTATTGGCAGTGTGTTAGAGAACAAAATGTATTTTTAGAAAACTTAATGAGTTTATCTTTTGATTGCAGAAGACAAGAAGCAAAAGTTAAATGGTTAGAAAAAAAGATTGATACAGAAAAAGACGAATACAAATTAGAAAAGTATACAATTGATTTAGATGAAGCTAGATATGGTTTAGCTAATATGCAATTAGTTGCTAAAGATAGAATGAGAGAAATTAAACTTTGGTCTACATTAAAAAAAGAATTTGATGATGGATCATTTGATACTCAAGACGTCAACAGACACCAATTAGATTCGTATCATTTAATTATGAAAAACAAAGCAGAGACCTTGACTCAAGGATCAAGTCAACCTGAAGTTTTTAATGTACTAGGACAATTACAAACAATAGAAAGAGTTAAAAAATCAGGTGAAATGATCTACAACAAGAAAGAACAATTGACAAATGACCTTGGATCAAAACCAAAATAATTTTAATTTTGTTTTTTTAGGTCAATCTGTTTTAAAATATCAAGTGCCTCTTGATGTATATCAGATTATCAATCATATTTATGAAACAAAGTTTCCACAATTACCACCTGCAAATAAACAGTTAGTTGGTAAAATACAAAACGAACATAGTTTATTTTTTAATGGTGAGAAAAATGATAAAATGCATACACATAATTTATTGCCACACGATGTTTTAAATTGGTTTCAATCAATGTTTGTGCACTACTTGAATTGGAATAAAGTAAAAGATTATAAATTACATCTTAATTCTATTTGGGTAAATCAAATGAAACAGCACGAGTATAACCCAGTGCATGTGCATCAAGGATCAATGTATACAGGGCTGTCTAGTGTCATGATTTTAAAATTACCAGAGTCCTTTGGAGAAGAATATTCTGCAAGTGATAATCCTATGAATGGAAGACTACAAATATTAGGTACAGCTAGTGGGCAATTTGCACACATAGATTACTCACCTGATGTAAAAGAAAGAGACTTTTTTATTTTTCCGTACGATATGAGACATTGTGTTTATCCTTTTAATGGACCAGGTTTTAGAAGAACATTAGCAGCAAACATGGATGTTGAATATAATCCTATAAAAAATAGAGGAGTAACATAATGTATGAAAATCAAATAATAACAGAACCTAAATGGAAGAGTTGGATTATACAAACAACGACACCATTGTTTACACCAGAACAGTGTAGACAAATTATAGATTGTGGTAGACGTCAACCACCTCAACAAGCACAAGTTGGCATGGGTAAACCAGGTGGAGGCGTAGATACAAAGAAAAGAACCACAACAATTAGTTGGATACCTTTTCAAGAAATGCAACCAATGTATAGAAACCTAGATAAGTTTATACAAAAATGTAACGAGAATCATTTTGGTTTTGGAGACATTAGAGTTACAGAAAATGCACAATTTACAGAATACCCAGAAGGAGGTTTCTATGATTGGCATATGGATTGTGATGTAAACATGCAACATGAGCCACCTGTAAGAAAAATATCTATGACATTATTATTAAATGATCCATCAGAGTTTGAAGGTGGACACTTAGAACTTATGGCGCCAGGTAAGTTTGCAGAATTAAAACAAGGTCATGCTATTTGCTTTGCATCTTTTTTAAACCATAGAGTTAACCAAGTAACACGTGGTGTTAGACAATCTTTGGTTGTTTGGTTTGGAGGCAAACCTTTTAGATGATTAAAGAAGCTTTTTTTCCAACATTTATATACGGTAAAGATCTACAGTTAGATAACAAGTATTTTGAAAAAGAAATAGTTGAGTGGTCAAAACAAAACCCAGGCGTAAAAAAAACAAATGTAAATGGTTGGCACAGTGAAACTCACATGCATCAGATGCCACAATTTAAACCATTGGTCGATGAACTACTTACAATGCAAAAAGAAATATTTAAAGAAGAATGGTTAGACAGATTTCCTAAACTAGGTAATATGTGGGCTAATATAAATTACAAAGGTGGTTATAACAAACCACACGTTCATCCTAACGCTACATTTAGTGGTGTATATTATATAAAAGCAAAACCTAACTGTGGTAAGTTAGTATGTAATGATCCTAGACCTGGCGTACAAACACACATGCCTATCAGAGTAAAAGGACAACCACCAAAACATTTATGGCGAGAGGTGCATTTAGAACCAAGAGAAAATAGAGTTATTATGTTTCCTGCATGGTTATGGCATTGTGTTGAACCAAACGAATCAGATGATATAAGAATATCAGTTAGTTTTAATTTTATACAAGATGGCTTTCAATAAATTTCAAGTAATAAAAGGTGCATTATCATACGAGTTAGCAAACTTTGCGTTTAATTATTTTTTACTTAAACGAGAGGCAGTAAAATTTATGTATGATAATAATATAACTTATGACAACGGTATGTTAGGAACTTGGAAAGATTCTCAAATACCCAACACATACTCGCATTATTCTGACCATGTGATGGAAACTTTACTAGTTAAAATGCTGCCTGTAATGGCTAAAGAAACAGGTCTTGATTTAGTGCCTACATATTCTTATGCAAGACTATATAAAAATGGTGATGAGTTAAAAAGACATAAAGATAGACCTAGCTGTGAGATATCTACTACTTTAAATTTAGGTGGAGATCCCTGGCCCATATTTATCGACGGCACGGGGGCTGACAGCGTCATAGACGAGCGTAA